AGGATTGTGGCAGGCGACTACAGTAAATTTGATAAAACCATGTCCGCCGAGGTAGTCTTGGCGGCATTTGACGTTATTTTTGCTGTTTGTCGCTCTGCCGGTTATACTGAGAATGATCTCAGGTGTGTGGCAGGGATTGCTGAAGATGTAGCTTTCCCGACCACTAATTTCTTTGGTGATTTGGTTGGCTTGATAGGTACTAACCCGTCTGGCCATCCACTTACTGTCACTATTAACAGTATAGTCAACTCACTTTATATGCGTTATGCATACTACTTGTTGAATCCCAAGAAAGAATGTCGTACCTTTAAGAAATACGTGCACTTGATCACCTATGGTGATGATAACATTTGTGGAATTTCGAAGAAGGTGCCTTGGTTTAATCATACATCGATTAGCTCTATATTGGGCGACATTGGTGTTGGGTATACTATGGCAGACAAAGAAGAAGCATCTGTTCCGTATATTTCTATATGTGACGCTACTTTTCTGAAGCGTTATTGGAAATACAGTGCAGAAACTGATACGCAGCTGGCAGCGATTGAGAAGTCTAGTATGTACAATGCACTCACTGTATCCATCCCTTCAAGGGTTGTATCTCGTGAGTATCAATGTATTGACATCATGCATTCAGTTTTAAGCCTGGCATTCCAACATGGAAAGAAATTTTACGAACATCTGCGTGGGGTGTTGGAGACTGTGATTGAGCGAGCACAACTTCAGCCAGAGATTGAACTCAAACCCCTACCCACATTTGATGATCTCATGGCGAGATATGACGATACTAGACAATAGGTGGGAGATCAGGCCGTACGGCGGGATCCTACCCCCGACCGTCAGTTCGTGTATAGTCAACTAGCAAGTCATGCTTCCCTTTATTGGGTGTAAGTCTCCGGCTTCGTTAAGGACCTCAGCGGGTCCGTAGCCATGCACTGCTTAAGCCAAATCTGGAAATGTTGGTGTGACGCGATTCATAGTACCAGTGAAGCGCGTACTGTACCTCCCCCATTGTGTATTTTCTCGCCATTATAATTTGAATGTGTCCACCTCTCGCTTGCTTTCTTACTAATCATGAATACTATAACTAAAGGAAAATTAAGCGTAGATGATGGTACATCTCAAAAATCCCGGTCCGATGAACCGCTCAATGATTCTCTCATTCCTCGTACTGCTGAGAAGACGGATGATCCGTCTGTGCAGCAAGAGGCTATTGTGGGTTTTGATGAGAATAATCCAGACCAGGAAGTGATTTTTAATCCCATTCAGGATAATTCGTTTTATACGGATTACACTGCTGGGGGGGATTTGGCCGACTTTTTGAGTCGGCCCGTTCCCATTCAAGAGTTAACTTGGACCTTGTCCCCGTTTGCAAAGCTCGAAATTGAGCCTTGGGACTTGTTTTTCAATGACACTCGAATTAAGAAGAAGATTGACAATTATGCTTTTATCTCGTGCAATTTGCACGTGAAAGTAGTTGTCAATTCTTCCCAATTTCTGTATGGGGCATTGATGATGTCCTACACACCTCTCCCTGACGTGGCTCCTACGATCCATTCTGTGATTGAACTTGAACGAGTCGCGTACAGCCAGAGACCCAATATTACAATTTACCCGCATAGAAATGAAGGTGGACAAATGTGTTTACCATTCGTTCAGCAACATAATTGGTTGCGTGTAGCTGTCCGTTCTGATTTTCAGCAAATGGGCAAGCTGACGTTTCTCGAGATGGCGCAATTGGCTTCTGCCAATGACGCCGTTTCGGGTGACGTTAACGTGACGATTTACGCGTGGGCGACTGATGTTCGCATAACTGGTGCGACCATTGAAGTAGCCCTCCAGAGCGGTAAAATTAAGAAGGGGAAAACTGGTATTAAGAAGGGGGAGATGAGTCAGAAAGAGAAAGTAACTGTGGCAGATGATGAATATGGTCACGGG